TTACAGCTCCCATTTTCCGCGTACATTCACCACATTAGCGCGCGGCGACGGCTCAACTTCAACCCGCCCCACAACCCTAGATAGCAAATCCCGCTTCACGTGGATGGGCAACTCATCCCAGTTCTCCACCAGCCCAGGCACAAACGACGACTCCGGCTTAGCCTGCGCCAATTCCTCCTCACGTATCCGCGCCTCAGTAGCTTCGCGCTCGCCGATGATGGTATCTCGCATGCGTTCGTAGGTGTCTTCTGGGATGGTGCCGTCGAGGAACTTCATGGTGAGAGTGTCGAGCCGGTTGGAAGCTTTGATAAGTGTTCGGCGCAGGGCTGGTAATGGGTCGCTTTTGATTGGTGGTGGGGCTGGTACTGCGTCGGCCGCTTTGTTGATTTCTTTTGCGAGGCCTTTCAGCCAGTCCAGAACAGCGGACTCGGATTTGGCACCCGAGATTGTTACGCCGGGGCGCGACCGGACACGAGCGCAACTGTGACAACGGTAGTAGTAGTTTGGGTGGCGCGTGGTGCCGAACATCCGTCCATTGCAATTACCGCAGTAGAGCATGCCAGTGAGCAGGTACGAAGAGTTGGTGCCCGATCGTGTGATGTGGCGGGCCGCCCGGCGGGTGAGGTATTCGGCCCATTCCGATTCGGTGATGACCGACCGGTGGGCGCCTGGGAGTTTTTTCTTGTGGTGGATTATGTAGCTGGCTCCGAAGCCGCTGTCGAGCACTCGGCGAACGGTGGTCTCCGACCACTCGCCAGTGACTTTGGTGTAGCCGGTCGGGGTCGGGTGGCCGAGTTCGTTTAGCCAGCCGGCGAGTCGGAGGAATCCTTCCCCGTTGATGTACCGGCGGTAGAGTTCGGCGAGCACTGGGCCGGTGACGGTGTCAGGGGTGAATCCTGTTTCCCTGTTGTAGGAGTAGCCGAATCGCGCTTTGCCGCTCCCTGGGAGTCCTTGCTTCACCCGTCGGGCTTGGGCTTCTTTCCAGCCGTCGCCAATACGTTCGGATTCGAAGGCGGCGAACTCGGTCAGCATGCCGCGGGCTAGGCGTCCGGTGCTGGTAGATACGTCGAGGGGCTCCGTCGCGGATTCGATGCGGCCGCCCGCGGTCTCCACTTTGTCAGCGGCCACGGCCCAGTCAAGGCGCGAGCGTGAGAGGCGTGACCATTTCCAAAGGACGATCACATCTACTCGGCCTTCTTCGATCATGGCCATGACGCGTTGGACGGCGGGGCGCTTCCATGTGCGTCCGGAGATCCCGGGATCTGATTCGACGGCTACGACGCCGTACCCCTGTTGCTGGGCGTAGGCTCGCCCGGCCGTCTCTTGTAGCTCGAGGCTGATCGATTCTTCTCTGGATACAGATTGCCGGAGGTAGAGGACCGCGCGGAGCGGTTGCCCTGGGCGGTGTGTTGGCTGGTTGGTGGTCATGGGGTGCTCCTGATGAGGCGGGTCATCTGATTTTGGGTGCACGAAAGGTACGCCAGGGGCGTTGGTGTGCAGGGGTGTGGATGAGGTGTCGGTTAGGCGACGTGTTGATCGTTGGGCCAGAGCTGTTGCAGCTGGTCACCATTCAGTGTCTGCAGGCGGTCAATGAGGACGGCTTCGGTGACCATGAGTTCTTCGGCTAGCTCGGTCATGCAGCGTGTCCAGCGAGCGTGACGGGCTAGATCTTCAAACGCCACAAGCAGTTGTGCCGCTTCCAAACAAACGCGACGCTCGATAGCCGGCGGCTGGCACCCACGGTGCCCGTAGTGGATATGGATCAGTTCATGCGTGAGCGCACAACGGCGCTCGATCTGAGTGAGTGTGGGGTCTAGCCAGATGCGGCTTGTTCCGTCGGTGGCAGCGGACGCGTGCGAGTGTGGGCGCGTCCAGATGATTGCAATGTGCGCGAGTGTGCGCAGCTTCCCCCAGGGTTGAAACATGAACCGAACATATATTCGATTTACCAAGCGGTCACAATCTTACGAAGTGGCACATCAAACGGTCTGCGCCCCCGGCTAAGCTCAGAATTTTAATTCAGAAGCGGCGGTTACTCTGCGCTTCTGGGTGCAATTTTCTGCTCGTTCTCCAGAGCCGTTGCGATTCGCCGCTGCTTGATATTAACAACAATGCCCAGCGCGACAGCACCAACGAATAGAATCGGCCCGATTCCCGGAATGTTGCCTAGCAAGCCTCCAATGAGGACCAGGGCAACGATGGCACAAACTCCGGCGACTCGATACAAGCGGGGGCTGTACTTTCGCTGGTCATCATTGATCATGACCAGCTTCTTCCCTATCTGAACTCTCGCTTCGTCCGACGGCCCACCTACGAATTCATAGGCGTTGCCGCCCTCGATGGTTTTTAGCCTGCTGGGACGTTGCCCTGAGGCGACGCGGGAGACCTTCGCTGGTCGCTTGCCGGTAGATTCTGTGTACGCATTAGGAACCGAGTAACTACTAGCCTCGGGAACAAAAGTTGGAACACCTGGAAGCGTTTGCACCCACTCATCCGATACGTCCGTCGCTCGAACACCCTGCACTGTGAGCTCCACGGCAAGACCCGACCCCTTGATCCTGGACCAAACGCCAAGAACCTTATCCATGTCCTCAACATGCCGGATGGTTGGCAGGAAATGCTGCGAAGTCGCGGCAGTCAACTGGCCCACGCGTTCGCCATCAAGCCTGACTTCAACGAGCTCACGAACGGTGCCATTCTTCAGGGTGTTCTCGAACCGGTGCATCGTAAGGACCACAAGCCCCTGCCCTGACTTAGGCACGTACTCAAAGAGGTGCGACAGATGATCCTCTTCGCCTGTCACTTGCAGGGCTCCGCCCCAAGGGAGCAGGGCAACGCTCTCCAGCGAGCCAACGTTCATCGGTAACCATCGATCAAGCTCTGGAAGAGACACGCGAATATTGATCTCCACATCAATACTAGGTTTCCCGTTCTTCCACTTTGTACGCTGGTAAGCGAATACATTCCCTCGGGTAATCACCCGGGCGCCCGACGCCACAACCCGATGGATAGGTAAGTGCCAGGTCTCGGAATCCTCACTGGAAAGATAACCGATGACCCTCCCTCCGGCACGTGCACTGATCGCATGCCCAGATTTACTGTGCGGATTGTCCGGCTCGGGAACAAGCTCCACATCAAGATCCATCCGAGTTGGCTCCGACGCATCAGGCATGCCACCAATGATCGAAAGGATCGCCTCCTTCCGGAAAAATTCTCCGACCAAATCAGTGCTTGGCCAAGGCATATCCGGCAACCGATAATCCATCACAACAAATCCCCCATCATTCGCGACCAACATGTTTATTAGTCATCCAAAGTAGAATCTTGATTTTCTTCGCCGCGCTCGCCGTATTGTTCTTCGAACTTCTCGTGCTCCGTCTTGAAGTACGGATGCGCAGCGAGCTGCTCAATCGGTGGCGGGATCAGGAATGCTGGGTCGTCACGGTCGGGGATCTTCTGTCCCTGGACAACCTCACTGCTGGGGCCAACAGCACGGAGCGTGCGCTTGATGGGTGGATTCGTTTCGGGCTTGTCCTGGTCTTCATTACTTCCGCTCCCGAGCCGCAGTTGCAGCTCGCGTTCGTGTTGGTTTTGTTTCACAAACACGCGGGCAAGATCAATGACGATTCGACGCTGCTCAGACGTGAGCGTGTCAACGTCCGGCGGCAGCTGGTCAGCCAAAGGCTTCATGGGAAGGGCAACGCCGGCGGCGGCATAAACCTCAGACGGTTCAACTTCGGAAAGCTGAGCCAGTGCGTCGAGGGTTGGCCGCGTTGGGCGGGATGTATAAGTGCCCGCAAGGATCTTGTCCACTGTCGTGTAGGACAGCGTCAGTCCGAGCTTCTTCGCTTCTCGGTCAAGGGCGCGTCCACGCACACCACCGAGACGGTCAGATGCGAGCTGCGCAATGTCGCGCAGGCTTCGGGTTGAGCTGTTCATGTATTCCATCCTTGCGGTGCTTATCTCACTGATACCAGTCGGGAATAGCAAACCAAATAAAAGTAACTTGTCCAGATTAGCCGGGATTCCGTGTCAATTTGGGATGCGCACTTGACAAGTGAATGAGGATTGCGGCAGGATTCACTTGTCAACAACTTTTCTGGAGGGCAAGATGTATACGAGACGACCAAAAGCACGGTTCTGCAGGGAGGCCTACATGCGACCGAAAGATCGAGAAGCAATGAAGCGAGCACGCATTCGCGCGAAGTACACCCAGCGGAACCTAGCGGCCCTTTGCTCGTGTACTCAAGCCGCAATTTCCGGGCTCGAGACAGGGGCCCAACTGAACGCCTCGGAAGACCTTGCGAAACAGATTTGCAAATGGCTCGACCGAGATCTGGAGGACCTCTTCGAAAAGCGCCCAGGCTCTCGCGTGGAACGAGTGACAAACGCGGCAGGCTTCAAACGCGCAACGGCTCTTGCGGCATGAACGACATCCATGCGCTACTCGATAACTTCGAAAACGCGGCCGTTGAGGTCCGGGTTCAGGAAACCCTCTGCCGGATCGAAGCCCGAATCATCGCCGACGCGCTCGCCGATGGAATAGCCGATCGGCATGTGGAGGCATATGTCGAGAGGTACAAGAGGCTGCGTGACCGTCTGGCAGAGGCACTGCTAGCTGAGAACGCAGCGAGGACGAAGCTCGAGGATCACCGAGCCAAGGAAACTGCCGAATCAAAAAAGTAGCCCCCAGCTGTTCGAGCAGCTGAGGGCCTGAAACACCAAACGACTAGGAAGGAATTTCAATGGCCACTCTACAAGAGAAGTCCAACCCCTCCCCCACTGCGGAGGCTCGTCCCACACGTGAGCAGTGCATCCAGGAAGCTGGCGCAGTACTCGCGTTCTGGCTCCGCAAGGGTGCCTCGACGGTTCATGAGAAAGCAGCATGAGCCAGCGCAAGTGGGGCGAGATCGTGATCTCCATCCGCGGCGAGCGTGAACACCCGGTGCGCCTGAGTGTGTCGTGGACGAGTCGGTCTGACCGCAACAAGCAGGTGGAGAAGGTAGTCACCGATTGGGCGCGGAACATCTGGAAGAACCAAGGCGCCGAGACGGACGTCAGCCTGTTGGATCTTGATGGTCCGGGCAAGGTCCGGATCAACGGTGAGACCGAGGCCGTGGCCGCATTCAGAGTGGAGCTGCAGACCCTGAGTGTCCCGGCACCGGTGCCCGCTCTCTTCGCCGCGGGGAGTTCCAGATGATGCGCCCGGTGGCCCATGTGGCAGCCCACCGGCGGCTGGTGGCCTTGTACATGCCAGCTCTCGCGCTCGCGTTGGTGGTCTTCCTGGTGAATTATCCGGAGATCAATGGCTGGTCGATCTTCGGCATGGTGGCCCTGCTGGGGATCACGGTGGTTGCCGCGGTGGATCTGGAAATGAACCTATGAGCGATCGACTGAAAGACGCAGACAGCGTTCAGCTGGTCGAGGTGAGTATCACGACTACTCCGGATCATCGGGACCGAATCATTCAAGGCGCTGTGAACGCCTTGCATGACATGGCGTTGGTCCTTTCGAACAAGCAGCAAAAGCAAGTGACGAACGTCCAGACCGGTCCCGCACGATTCACGCTAGCGCAGCTCGACAAGACATTGACTGCTCTAGCCGAAGCCCAGCATTTGCAAAAGACATTCAACACCCAGGGGGAAGAAAAAGATGACAGCACGGTTTGAGGAAGTCCAGATTGAGAAGATCCGGGCGAACGCGGAGAACATCCGCGTGGAGTTGGGCGACATGGAGCAGCTCACTAGTGACGTGAAGGCGATGGGCATCAAGACCCCGGTCATCGTCTACCCACACCCGAGCATCGAGGGCGACTACCTGTTGCAGGAGGGCCACCGCAGAAGACAGGCGGCCATTGCTGCCGGACTGTCCACGATGCCGTGTGTGATTGTGGATCCACCGAAGCGTGGCAAGCGTGAAGACCTTGAGGTCATGCTCACCACCGGCCGGAACCACAAGACGCTGACCGAGGATGAAGTCAATCACGGCATCCAGCAGCTCTTGGATCTGGGCATGGATAACACCACGCTCTGCAAGAAGTTCAAGATGTCCCGCACGGAGGTCAAGACCCGGGCGAAGCTGAACAAAGCCCCAGAAGACATCAAGCGACGCTTCGAGTCAGGTGCCCTTGATCTGGTGGCCGTGGCAAAGATCCAGGAGCTCGAGGAAGAAGGATCCGCCGGTCTGCTAGACACTGTCGTCACCGAGTTGAACAACGACATGTACGCAAGCTCGGCCTACCCCACCTCCTTGAATCGAACACTGGAACGGGCGAAGACGATTCATGAGTCCAAGGCAGAGGTTGCCAGGCTCAAGTCCTTAGGCGCGGAGGAAGCTCCGAACGAAGCGACTTACTCCGATGGCTTCCGCCGGGCAGCCGCCGAGATGACCGAGGACGAGCACATTGCTGAGGGGCACCAGTTCCAGCGCGGCAAGTACGACGACGAAACCACCTGGTTCATGAAGCAGACCGCATCCAAGGCAGCCCCAGCCTCCGATGCGGAGAAGGCCGAGAAGCAGAAGGTACGTGCCTTCAACGGGCTGCTGGGCATTGCGTTCCGTGCCCGCCAGTCGTTCTTGGTGGAGCGGATCCGATCGAAGGACGGAGGCGCGGGGCAGGACGCCGACTTCGAGATGCTCTTCGACTACGTTCGTGGCGACATCATGCGGCTGGATGCTGGGTTCTTGGCCGAGGTCACCGGTATTGGCTATCCGGAGGGCGCCGACGATTATCCCGGCGGCTACGAGATCCGCAAAGCGTGGGCCGAGAAGGTGGAGAGGCGCCTGAGGACGTTCTCTTGGCGTCAGCTGGCCCGCATGGCCTCGCTCTGGGGAGACAAGGACACCGACAAGCAGTTGCGCTTCGCCAAGTCCTTCAACCGCAAGACGCGGGATGACGCATACGCCTGGTCACCCCGGGCGCGGTGGTTGGAGAAGGTGCAGCGGCTTTTCGGCTATGAGCTGGATTCGGTCGAGGTCGAGGCTTTGGAGTGGGCGAAGGATGCAGCCGGTCCTGATCGCAAGACCGAGGACGATGTTGACACGGTGACCGTGGCGTGCCGCGACTGCCGGCAGTCCGTGGTCGGTGGCGAGGGCTGGGACGGCCGGTGTGGCGATTGCGCTGACCGCGTCGAGGCAGCTGCAGGCGGTGCCGAGTAATGCTGTTGAGCATTGACGAGCGGATGTTGCCCACGCTGCCAGAGCTTCCAGTTGGCAGCGTCATCCCGCGGGACCAGACACTTCAGAACCTGAACTCATACGAGTATCCGCCAGTCCCGATTGCCGATTGGGTGACTCCCGATGTGGCCGCGCGCTTGCGTAGCTCTGCTGAGCATCCGTCGACGCGTGGCCCGGTGCCTCACCTGGTCAATGTTGAGACTCCGTACATGGCCTTGGAGGCCCCGGCGGATGCTGTGTGGCCGAGGGCGACCGTTCGCCCGCTGCCACTGATGCGAGGCCGCGGGATTTGGTACGCGGCGAAGATCTGGGAGGCACCTGGTGTGCCGGCCTACGTGGATGCCTCGTACGGGATCCCGGTTGCGGACGGGTGCTGGCTGTCTTCGAACTTTGAGCACCTCGCTGATGCTGTCGATTGGGCGGCCAACGAGGTGGATCGCCGTCGCCCAAAAGTCCACGCCGATCAATCAGGGGAAGTGCCGTGCTGAGAAGATCCAGCCATCCTCCTCGGGTTAGCCCCGAGGGTAAGCGCGGGGATGCGGTTGATTGGCGAGAGCAGGCCGCCTGCAGGGACTATCCGTTCAAGCCCAACGTTCCGGGCAAACGGGACTATGACCCGTGGGATCCACTGAGTGCAGGAAAGCAAGCCACGTCCGCTGCCATGGTCGTCTGCTGGGAAGTCTGCCCCGTTCGGGAGACCTGCCTAGAAGACGCTCTGACGAAGGAGTTTCCGAGTCAGACGCATGGCATCCGTGGCGGGATGACGGCCGTAGAGCGGAAGGCGCTTCTAAGGAGAAGAGCGAAGCTTCGGCGAGCAGCAGCAAAGGCAGCCGAGGCCGCCCAAGCTATTGCCGAGGCAGAGGCCGTCGCTCAGGCCGAAGCCGAGCAAGAAGACACCGAAGCAGCATGAAGCCGGTGTGGTCCCTCCCAAGGCCACACCGCAAGGGGTGCATAGGAAAGCCGCAGTACAGATGGCCGGGGACCCTTCCCCCGATTCAGCCCCCATCACCTGCACGCGGCGCCAGGTTCGAATCCGGGCACCCCACTGAGCACGACCACTTCAACCAAGGAAGACCAATGACCAAGCAAGAAAAAGACGTCACCAAGGCATTGAGAAGACACCAGCGAGACGGACGCCGGTTCCGCGATCTGCTGATCCATTGCGCCTGCGGGTGGAAAAGTCCAGAGCTCAAAGCGCGGAAGGGGTCCAACGACTTTGCCGCGGCCCGAGAGGACCAAGCCAAGTCGTTCGAGCGCCACGTCACCAGGGCGATTATCGAAGCCGCCGGCACACCAGCGGATGACTCCACCACAGGGAAGTTCTTCGATCTCAAGGTCAAGGTAAAAGGCGACCAGGGAGAAGCGACCGTTGGTATCGCGGTATCCGGCACGGACAACATCTACCTCGCCTGCATCGCGCTTCACGAGGCGGCCAAACCCGGGTACCTGAGTGCGATCATCAGCGGGTTTGAAGACCCCGGCGGATGGGAAGACGCATGAGGGGTGGCATGGCCGTGGTCGCCGCGCTGGTGCTGTTGCTCGCCGGGTGTGCAGCGCCGGTGTCTGGGACGGTCACCGGCAAGGACTACGACCGTCAGCGAACCGAGCAGTACATGCGAATGGATCGGCACCCATGCGGAACCGACACGTACTACACCACGCAATGGAGCGGCACCGGATCCACCCGCACCAGCCGCCAAGTCCGACACACCAGGACGAAGTACTGCACAACCCACGTTCCCGATACCCGGCTGATTCCGGCCGAATGGGACCTCACTGTTCGCGACGACGAGGGCAAGACGCACGAAGTCGATGTCACCCAGTACGAGTTCAACCGCTACCAGGTCAATGACCGGTACGAACCCGAGAAGTAAGGACCACAGCATGAGCCAGAATCAAGCCCTCGCTGCAGCGCTGTTCGCGGTCGAGTCGATCCACCACATCCATGGCCAAGAGTGCCTATGCGGGTTTAAGTCGGCGGTGAGCCGCGAGCGTACGAAGCACATCATGGAGGTCACTTTGGCCGCGGCCAGCGCCCCCGTAACGACCGTCGCCGCGCTGGACATCAACGTGTACTCCGAAACGACCGAAGACTACCTCGCATGGAAGGAGACCCAATGAGCCCGGAACCCATGGCCAACTGCAACACCCCAGGTTGGATCCTCCACGACTATCGCACCCAAGAGGCAGTGTTTACCAAGGGGACGGTCACCGAGCCCGGGCAGCCCGCTAAGGAGTATTTCCATATCAACACGATTCCTCCACGAGAAATCCCCGACTGGGCAATCATCATCCACGACGAACCCGGCGGCCGCGAACTGTTGAAGATCTACACCGACGGAACCGTAAGCGGCGAGATCGAAGACGCGGGACCAGCCGCGCAAGAGTTCGTGAAGGAGCTCCGCGGGCTTACCGAAGCAATCCGCGACAGGGTGTACCTAGAAGCCAAGGTGGAAGCGCTACGGGAAGCCGCATTCGAGCTTAAGACCAATCCAGTCAAGGGAGACACCTTGTTCACAAGGATTATCCTCCCGAGCTGCAACACCTTCGCTGTATTTCAACTCCTGGCCCGCGCCGACAATCTGGAGAAGCCATGAGCGATCACCTCCCAGAGGGCATCAACACACCGGACGTCTACTTCCGCCGAGCGGATGGCAGCATCCTAATCCCACGCCTAGGAGAAAACATGCCCATCACACGCGAAGCCCGCTACCTATCCGGTGCAGACCTCGGCAAGACCTTCATCGTCGCCCCGGACCAAGAACGAACCATCCAAGAAATCAACCACTACAAACAAGGCTGCTGGATCCTCTCCTCCACCGAAGACGGCCGCCGCTGGAAAAACCACTACGAACCCACCGCCACCGCCACCATCACAGTCACCGGCACACCATCACCACCGACAAATAACAACCAATAACACCAAATAACAGCGCTCGCCGATTGGTGAGTACGAGATGAATGAATAGGGGGAAGCCGATGAGCATGATTATCGACGTTGAGACGCAGGACTTCCGGCACGCGCTGCAGGCAGTGACGCCGCACGCTGAGAAGGAAGTGAAGATCGTTTCCATTCACCGGGTGCATATCTCGGTAACGCCGCACATGCTGTACGTGTCCGCAACGAACCGCTACTCCGTGGCTCTGGCCACCGCGAGTGTGTTTGAAGTGGACGGCCTGACCGGGTCCTACGAGAATGACCAGTTCGACCTGACGCCGGACCTGGTCAAGGAAGTGCTGATGCTCTTCAAGAGCAAGTCGAACCCCGATGGGGAGATCGGCGCTGCACTGCGTATCGAGGTCGGAGACGAGGAGATCCGTTTCACGGACATCTCGGGGCTGTTCCCAGGCAAGACGTATGCGATCCCGAGAACGAAGATTGAGGATAGATTCCCGAACATCCCGCAGCTGATCCGCCAGTCGATCATCGGGGACCGTAAGGAAGCTCCGCTGCTGGCCACGTCCTCCACGCTGGTCGGACTTTTCGTGACCTCGGCGCGGGTCTACGGCGAGGCACTGGTCATCGAACCGACCGGGTCAAAGTCGGCGCTACTGATGTCTATTGGCGAGTCGTTCATTGGCCTGCTGATGCCTCGAAACCTTGAAGAGGACCCGGACGGCCGGGCGAAGGTCACGAACCACCGTGACGGATGGTTCAACCGCCTGCACCAGCTGGCCCGTGGACATGAGCACCAGGACGAGCAGCGCGACAAGAAGACCAAGCCAAACGTGACGGTGAAGTTCCTTTCCACTGGTGAGGAGATGGGCTTGGATGATCTCAAGGCCGCCATCGAGTCCATTGGTGGCGACAAGGCTCTGCAGCGTGATGCCGTGGAGCTGATCGTCACCACGCAGTTCGGGTCTCTCAAGATGCTGCAGCGCAAGCTCCGCATCGGTTTCGCGAAGGCCTCGGGCATCATGGACCGGCTCGAGACCGCGGGCATCGTGGGACCAGCCAACGGTTCTAAGGCACGTACTGTGATGTGGCCGGCCGAGAAGGTAGCCGAAGCGCTGCTGGCTCTGGACGCGGCCAGCTGACCTATGCCGTTCTTCATGGTCGATGACCAATTACATGTGAACCGCAAGGTAAATACCCTTGCGGAAGCCGCCCTGGACAATGATCTGATGGGCATCGCCGCGCTTGGGCTGTGGACGGCTGCTGGATCCGCGTGCCAGGCCATGCTTTCAGACGGTCTGATCTCCGTGAATGGGCTGGTGAAGATCCTGCTGAATTTGGAAGCCGTTGATCTCTTGGCCGCACGTCTCGTTGAGGTCGGTCTCTGGCACGGGCATGGCCACGACTGTGAGCGGTGCCCGCCGGTGCCCGCCAGACACTTCCTATTTCACGATTGGAAGTCTCTGGGCTACGAGTCGGGCGCCAGCATTCGCCTCAAGCGGGACAAAGCCAAGGAACTGAAAGATCCGGCATTGCGTGCTGCTGTCTGGGCGCGTGATTGCACGGACTTCCCCAAGGCCAGCCAGGGCAAATGCCGCTATTGCAAGAAGGTCGTCTATAAGGCGACTCAAAAGGGCGATGACCGTCACGAGATGGATCATATCGACCCGACCAAGGCCGTTGGCGCGACTAACGTCGTGCTGGCTTGTGCCAAGTGCAATCGTGAGAAGGGCCAGAGGAATCCAGCACAAGCTGGGATGACCTTGCACCCGGCTCCGACTCGTGCCGCTTTATCCGCTTCTGTAGAGCCCCGCTCGCCCCTTGTGGCCGCTGAGCGGGCTCCGGAAGCGTCGATCGCGCACACCGTCGTTGAGCCGCTGCAGGATGTTTCGTCCCGCTTCAATCTGAGAGTTCCTAGCGCCCCGACACCGGCTGCGCAGGCACGAGAGCAGCCAAGACCGGCCCCGCCTCAGATCGAAATCCCGATCGAATCCGATCCAGAGCCCCAATCGAATCCGATAAATGAGGATAAAGCTATTTACGGGCGTGCACACGCGGGGGCGCGGGGTGGCAGGGCAGGGCAGGGCAGGGCAGGGTTAAGTAATGGGTTAGTTACGGGTAAGCCCGAAACTAACCTTCCATCCCCTTCTAAGTCTCGACGTCGTAAGCGTGGTTCTAGACCTAGCCCCGTGAGTAGTGATGTTTCCGTGAGCTCTGAATTCGTGAGTACTGATGTTCTTGATGGTGGTCTTGTTCCTGAGGTTCTTACTGCTGGTCGCTTTGGCTCTCCGTACTTCGGGGTTCAGGGCAAACAGGAAGAAGTGCCAGAGTCCATCTGCCAGATCCATTCAATGCACATGCCGTGCCGAAGATGCCAAGACGATGCCGGGAGGAACGACCGTGCCTGAATGCACCGGAACAATTGAGTGTGGATGCTGGGGCCATGTTCAGCTGGCTCAGTCTGGGGATAAGTACCTGGGCGAATACGAGTACGTGCTGGATGACCTGCCGGGGCGTTGGCCGTACAGCTTGGCGAAGAAGCTGGTGAAGTTGCCGGAGTACTGCGTGGTTCATCAGATGGTAGATCCAGAGATGACGGATCCAGATTCGGACGGGTATCCTCGGGCCATTCGTGGGACCAACCTGTGTACCGAGTGTGCCGAGCGGATGATTGCCGATGCTAGGACCATTGCCTCTCGCTGGGATGACGCGATGGATGCGTTGCACCGTGGGTCCGGGGGCGGGTCGGAGGAACGTGTGGGAACTAAGGTCGATGCACCCCTGCCCATCAACCCGGCTCCGTCCGATGCTATGCGTGAAGCGCGGGCAGCAGTCTGGTCGATCGTGGGCCAGCTGGTTCAAGACAGGCCAACGGTCCAGTTGCCGGCCGATCAGTCCACCCCGGTGTTGGCTGAGTGGTTGAGCAGGTGGCATATGGGAGTGCTGAGTACGCACCCATCGCCGAGGCATACGCGTTCGTGCTACTGGTCGTTGGCTCATGCTGCCGATCAGATGGTGGCAGCAACACTGGGCGTCCCGGTCGAGGTAGCTGTCCAAGCTCAATGCACGACCAGGTTACCCAAGCCGAAGCTTGGTAAGGCAGCGCTTGGCCCGCAGTGTGGTGGTGAGCTGGTTGCAATAGAGCGGGCAGACGGCAAGAGGCAGATCAAATGCAGTAAGGATCCTGAGCATATGATCGCGTACGAGTCTTGGGCGTTGATGCAAGCGGCCAGAAAGCCCCGATCATCGAGAGCAAAGAACACCGTGATCAAGCGGCTAAATCGCCAACTTGACTTAGCCTGATAAATTTATTGATGAAGTGGCATTCGTGTCATCAACGGAAGGCTCCAACCCAAACAGGGTTGGGGCCTTCCGTGTTCCCAAGGGGGTGGGCTTCGGTGCTCAGCGAGTGGGACCCAAAGCGGGGAAGGTCAGGTCGGCCATGGCGTCGGCTCGTGGCCCAGCACTGCCCGCCAGGTTCCATCTGCGCACGGTGCCGCAAGCCCATCATCTTCGGCCTACGACCACGCCACTCACTCGGCCCGTCGCTCGATCACATCGTTGCCCTAACTGATGGTGGTCATCCCACTGCACCGTGGAACCTGCAGCCCATGCACCTTGGCTGCAACGTCCGCAAGGAGAACGAGCGGCGACGCAAGACACCAGTCAAGGCACAGCCTCGACCTAACACGCGTCTCGCTCAACTTCGAAACAGTAAATGAAAACCTCCTAGGGCTTCTATTGCGGCCTCAAGAACCTTCAAAATCACTCAAAAACCCCGGAAATACGCCGGTTTTTTAGGTTTTCTGATGTGCGGGAGATCCGCGCATGTTCCATTTTTTCCCCCCTCGCGTTTTCCCACAGATTTCCCTTTAGTAGGGAATCGCCCTCCCGGCTGGAAGGAGCCCGACCATGGCGGATTCACCGCAGATCACAGAGCGCCACGGCAAGGCCGGTCCCGGGCTCACCGGCTACCGACGCGGCTGCCGCTGCGCCGGATGCTCCAAGGCCAAGTCCGACGACAACGCCGCCTACCGCGCTCGCCGCAAGCTCCACCAGGAAGGCGGAGACGTGAGCATCGAAGTCATCGAGCGGCCCGCCGTGGAGCCGTCCTCGGCCGCGTTGGACTGGTCCCTACCTGCCGGTCAGATCGAGTCCGCGCTCGCCGTAGAGCTTGATGCGCTGATCGGTGAGCCTCCTTTCAAGAAGACGCTGATCGTCTTGGGCAAGTACAACGCCCGGGTGCTGGATCAGATCCCGCGCTTGGGTCGCCCCGACCTGATCTCTGGTGTGCAGTCCCGGCTGTTCAACGTGTTCGATCGCCTGCGTGCGGTGACCACGCCTGCCGGCGGTTCGGCCTCGGACGCTGACGACTTCCTCAAGTCCCTATCGAATCCGGATGACTAGCCTCCATAATCCCGAGCCGCGCTTCTTCACGCCGCGAAACCCGGACCGCAAGACCTTGGGCGGATCGGTCGGCAAGATCATGACAGCGTTCAAGAACCCGCCCATGCCGTACCAGGACGACTTCCTGCGGACGGCGTGCGAGATCGACCCGGCCAACGGCATGTTCTTTTACCGTCGAATCATCCTGATTCTGCCTCGGCAGGGCGGGAAGACCTCGATGTCTCGGGCCAAGGTTTCCCACCGGGCGCTGACGACGCCGGATGCGCTGATGCTGTACACGGCGCAGGACCGAAATAAGGCGCGGAAGCGTTTGGAGAAGAACTTCTACAACCCGTTGAAGGCGTCGCCTCTGGCGGCATTCCTCGGGAAGCCTCGCTGGCAGGCGGGATCGGAGGCGCTGCGCTTCACGACGGGCGCTGAACTTGGCATTGATGCGGTGGGCGAGAAGACCGGCCACGGTGACACTCTCATCGAAGCGCACATTGACGAGGCCTATGCACATAAGGATTCGACGGTTGAGGGTGGCATCGGCCCGACGATGATCACTGTCCCGGGCTCGCAGCTGTGGGTGGTTTCGGCCGCCGGGCATCAAGACTCCAACTACTTGATGGGTTACCGCGACATGGGTCGGGCCCTCGTTGAGTCTGGGCGGGAATCACGCACCCTGTATTGGGAGTACTCGGCGCCGGAAGATGCCGATCCTCTCGATCCTGCAACGGCCTTGGGAGCGCATCCGGCGGTCACCCACACCGTGCCCCTGGACGATGTCATGGACGCGATCCGGAACAGTACCAATCCAGCGGAAGAGCAGCGAGCCTACTACGGCTGGTGGCCGAAACCGAAGGCTCCACCGAGGGTGATCCCGACGCTGGTATGGGAACAGGGCTACGTGGCCGAGGACGCGGACTCTTGGACGGGCATCCCGTTCTGGGCGATCGACGTAAATCCAGATCGCGAGTGGTCATCCATAGCGCTCGCGGCCACGCCAACTGACCCAACAGCCCGGGTATACCTCGAGCTGTACGAACGACAGGTAGGAACGGCCGGCGTTGTGGCGGCCATGAAGACCTTGCGCTCGGCATTCGGCGGTGACCTAGTGGCAGTGGACGCGAACGGCGCGGCAACATCACTCACCAAGGATCTGGAAGACGAGGGGTTCACTGTGATCAAGGTGCCCGGACCCGAGCGCATCATCGCGTGCGGCGGATTCTACGACGACGCCCTGGACAACAAGATGCGCTACCCGAACGACTCGACCGCGAATGACGCCATGGCGGCAGCTCAGAAGCAGAACGTCGGCCAAGGTGCGTGGATCTTCTCTCGGGGTCGATCACTTCAAGACATCTCGGCGCTCTACGCCCTGGTGTTCGCACGCTGGATCTTCCGCGAGAAGGCCGGCGACAACTACGACGCAGCGGATTCGGTGCTGTGAAACCGAGGAGGAACTGATGATTACATCCCTACTAGACCTGCTCGGCGTGCTGCTGCTCGTGTTTGCACTGGCGCTATTCGTGGCTACCTGGTCTGTCCCGGGCGCTCTCGCCGTGGCAGGCGGCGGAGTACTGGCCATCTCATGGCTGATTGATCGGAGGAGCCGATGAGCCTATTCAGGCGCTCGCCGATTGAGGCCCGGTCTGATGGTGGCTGGTACAACGTACTGGGGTCCGGCCTTGGGATGGACAAGTCCATGAAGTCCGCTCTGCGCTTGGTCTCCGTGTTCTCGGCAACAAGCCTGATTGCGGACTCGATAGCGATCATGCCTGTCAGCGAGTACGAGGTTGTCAACGGTTCCAAGCGCAAGGCCGCGCGACAGTCGCAGCTCTTGGTGGATCCGCACCCAGCGCCGACGATGACCCGTGTGGAATGGCTGCACCAGTTCGCCACCAGCTTCCTGCTGCGGGGCAACGCGTACGGGCTGATCACCGAGCTGGAGCCAAACGGCACGCCGTCCAAGATCGCATGGCTGCATCCTGACAACGTGCACGTGGACGAGTCGGGCACCCTTCCGGCTTACAGCTACAAGGGACAGGGCATCGATTCGCACACGCTGCTGCACATTCCTTGGTACCCGATGCCCGGATCTGTTGTGGGCCTCTCGCCCATTGGCCAGTTCCGGCAGGTCATCGAGACCGGTTACCTTGCCGAGAAGTTCGGTAAGGACTGGTTTGATCATGGGTCTACCCCATCTGGCCACCTGAAAAACAACAGCAAGACACTGAACTCGGCCGAGGCTTCGCAGGTGAAAGCCCGGTTCAAGGCGGCTGTCCACAGCAATGACATCTTCGTGTCAGGCAGCGATTGGGATTGGGCGGCGCTGTCAGTGAAACCCGACGAGGCCCAGTTCCTCCAGACGATCAAGGCCACCGCCAATCAGATGGCTGCGATCTATCGGGTGGATCCGTCGGACATCGGCGGTGAGTCCGCGAACTCGCTGACCTACAGCACGTTGGAAATGAACCAGATTAAGTTCCAAGCTCGGGCGCTACAGCCGATCTTCACCAGGCTGGAACATCACATCTCCCGCCTGTTGCCGAATGACAACTACCTGAAGTTCAACCCCGACGCTCTGATCCGCACAGATTCCAAGACCCGCATGGAAGTCCACGACATCGCATTGCGGACCGGCATGGAAACGCAGGACGAAGGCCGCGCCCTTGAGGACAAGGCGGCACTCACCCCGGATCAGAAGCAAGAGTGGCAAGCCACCTATGCGAAGAGCGCCGCCAAACCAATGAAGGAGGAAGAGACCGCGTGAAAACCAAAGAGATCGAACGCCGTTACCACACCGCAAAGATCGAACTGCGTGCCTCAGCCAACGGCATAGGCGTGCTATTCGGATACGCCGCCGTGTTCAACCGCTACTCACAGAACCTCGGCGGCTTCGTAGAGCAGGTCGATCCCGCCGCATTCACCAAGACGCTGGCCGATGCCGGCGAAGTACTGGGCCGCTTCAACCACTCGAATGACGCACTGCTCGGCACCACCACTGCCGAAACGCTCCGCCTTGGGGTGGACGGAACCGGCCTCTTCTACGAGATCGACCTCCCCGACACCACCACCGGACGCGACGTTAAGGTGCTCGCCGAACGTGGCGATCTTCGGTTCTCCTCATTCGCCTTCCGCACGCTGGAGGACGAATGGGGATACACCAACGAGGACTTCCCGTTGCGGACGCTCAAGACCGTTCAGCTGGTCGATGTGGCCCCCGTGGTGGATCCGGCCTACCGGGACACCACGACGGGTCTGCGCTCGCTGGCTGATCGATTCCATCTGGATCTCGACCAGGCACGAGCCGCGGCCGAGGCGAACACGCTGGGGCAGTTGCTCCACGACACAGAATCTTCCCGCGCCCACGGGCACGAGGAACTGTCAGGCAAGGGGCCGGGCGAAACCCACCCCGTGTTTGGTGAACTACGCGCTCGGATCGATGTGCTTTCGCGTCGTGCCGAGCACAGTGAACTTCGGTTCAAAACCGTGGGCCGGTAGCAAACCACCCGCACTCCAATTGCTGTGAAGACCTCCGCATTCGCTGGGGTCTTTTCTATTTCCTTTGAAAGGGGAAACCACCATGGCTAAGCCAATGGCGCAGCTGCTCATGGAGCAGCGCAAAAACATTGAGGCGCAGATGCGCGCTCTCATCGACACAGCCGAGACGGAAGAACGTTCCCTCTCAGCTGAGGAGTCAGCCCAGTTCGAGACGATGAGCTCGGACATGGACTCGTTGCGGTCCCGAGCCGATCAGCTGGTCCAGGCCGAAGAGCGTTCGCGCGCTGCCGGTGACGCACTGGCGAAGGCAGGGATTCGCGGTGATGACTCCGAGAAGCGCGGAGGCCAAAGCGAGACTTCTGTGGAGATCCGCAGCTTCCTCGCCGGAAACAAGGTGGACTTCGAGGGCTTCGGCACCAAGGAAGAACTTCGCGCCCTGGCTTCGGGCACGTTGGGCGCCGGCGGGGCTACGATCCCGACGACTTTCTACGGTCAGCTCATGGAGCATGCCATCGAGGTGGCCACCATGCTGACCGGCGGGGCCACCACATGGACCACCACGGGCGGTGAGAACATCGACGTTCCTGTCACCCTGACTCACCCGCAGGGTGTCCAGGTCTCTGAAGGTGGGGTCATTCCGCAGTCGGAACCGACGTTCGGGAAGCGCACTCTTGGTTCGTTCAAGTATGCGGATCTGATCGAGGTTCCCAAGGAACTCCTCGAAGACACCGGTGTGGATCTGGAAGGGTACCTAGCACGGGCTGCTGGTTGGGCTGTCGGTAACGCGCTCGGCCAGAAGCTGATCGCCGGGTCCGGTGTCAGCGAACCTGCTGGCGTCGTGGGCAGCTCGCTCTTGGGTAAGACCTCGGCGACGCTGACTCCCACCTTCGATGACGTGATCGATCTCTTCTACTCAGTGATCGGCCCGTACCGTAACCGTCCGTCCGCTTCGTGGGTCATGGAGGACACCACCGCCGGGTACCTGCGCAAGCTCAAGGACGGTAACAACAACTACATCTGGCAGGCATCCGTCATGGCCGGCACCCCCGACATGATCGAGGGCAAGCCGGTTCGCACGGACCCCTACATGCCAGCCATGGCGGCAAACGCTAAGCCGCTGCTGTTCGGCGATCTGGCGTCCTACGTGGTTCGCCTAGTCAACGGCGTTCGGTTCGAGCGCTCCGATCAGTTTGCCTTCAATCGCGACGTGATCACGTTCAAGGCCGTGATCCGTGGTGACGGTCTGCTGATGGATCAGTCCGGCGCGATCAAGCACCTGTTGCTGCCGGGCGCGTAGCCAACTAGGTGGGGGCGGTTCCTTCGGAGCCGCCCCCACCTTCATCAACTCACACTCTTTTGAAAGGACCACATCATGGCTCCCGAAATACGCATGCGTGCAAGTCTCTCCGGTTCTCGTGACGGCAAGAAGTGGCCGGCCCGTGGAGAAGTCCTCGAAGTTCCCGAAGCCGAGGCCAAGCAACTGATCGCCCAGGGCATCGCAGAAGCTGCCGACGCGGTGGAGACGGCGACACTTGAGGCGAAGGCCGAGACCGCCACGGTCCCAGCCAAGACCGTGGCGCAGGTACGAGCTGCAGCCAAGGCCCAGCAGGAAGAAGCTGACCGCCTCGCCGAGGAAGAGAAGGCCAAGGCAGAAGCGGCTGAAGCCGAACGCCTTGAGGCCGAAGCCAAAGCCGCCAAGGAAGCGAAGAAGTAATGTCGGCCGTGGACCTCGGAGCGGAGTTCCTCGCGTCGTGGGCATCGCGTCCCCCTGGCGCTACGATCAGCATCGAGGTCTCACGGCCTGACGGCACACCGGGCACGGCCACAGTGGACGACGCCGCAGGCACTGCCCGCATCGTTGCCGACATGGCCGGGCGGTGGTTCATCCGCTGGGTGGCCACCGACTCGGCCGCTGTCTTCACGGATGTGTTCGATGTCTGGCCCGAAGACCCCCGCTTCCTGATCAGTCTGGACGACGCCGCAGAAGGCCTCAACGCCACGCGAGCCAACCCCCAGTATCTGGCAGACCTTCGCCTGTACATCGCCGCAGCAACCCCAGTGATCGAAGACATCGTTGGCCCCGTGCTCTCCACCGGATACACGTGGCAGACCAGCGGCGGCCGCTCTGCAGTGATCCTGCCTCACGGCGCAGCGACGATCACCGTCGTGGAAGCCAACGAGATTCCAGTGACCGGCTACTGGACCGAGCACGGCGTCCTCTACGCGGGCTCCCGCCTCGCTCCCGGAACATTCCCCGCCGGAACACTCACAGTCGCTTACAACGTAGGTTCCACCGCAGTGAAGCCCAACATCCGACTAGCCGCACGCGAGCTAGTCCGACACTGGGTACAGATCGGCAAACAAGCCACCGGCGGAGTACGCAACACCGAATTCGACGGCGACGTCTACACACCCTCCGGATTCGCAGTCCCCCGCCGAGTCATCGAACTCTGCGCCCCCGACGAACAAATAGGAGGCTTCGCCTAATGTCCACTTTCACAGCAGCGCTCGCCGTCAAGCGTGCACTCTATGAGGTCACTCGGGATCTGATGCTGGCGTCTCCGGAGACCGAACATGTCATGGTGTGCCCAGGTGCACCGGGGACCTTTTCCCCTGAGGACATCATTGCGTTCCAACGGATCTCGGTTTCGCAGGCACCGGCCACGCTCAGCTCGCGCCGGTCCCGCGAGGAGACGATCACGGTGGAGGCGACGATCTCTTGTTTCATCGGTGGCGATGAGTCGGGAGAGCTGCCCTCGCAGGAGAGGGCGTTTGACTTGCTCGGCATGATCGAGCGGCAAGTCCGGGTGGTCGATACGACGCTTGGTGGTGTGGTGCGTCAGTGCTTCCTCACCAGTGTGGAGACCGAGGGCGCCACCCCGCCGGAGTACCAAGCCCAGGGCCGTGCCGTCGATGTGACGGCGATCTTCACGGCCCAGAACCGTGTGAGTGATTAGGAGAACCAATCATGGCTAAGTCCGTGACGATTAGGAACGTTTCCCCTCGAGGGGATTTGGATGTGCCGTTGCTCGGCTCGGTGGTGAAAGCCGGTGAGTCTGTGACGGTGTCCGAGGAATTTGCCCGGCAGTTGCTGGCGCAGAAGGAAAACTTTGTGAGTGAGGATGCATCATGACGACTCAGCTTGATTGCTCGATTGGGCTACAGCAAGAATCCGCGTACGGAGTCGCGGCGACTCCGGCTCAGTTTGCCGAGTTCATTTCCGAGTCTCTCGTGTGGGAACCGGAAATTGTCCAGGGTGAGGGCCTGCGTGTTGGCTCGCGTGTGCCTCGGGAGAAGCGTCGCGTAGTGGTGAAGGAACAGGCAAGTGGTGACATTGAGTTGGAGGCCAGCACCAAGGGCCTCGGGATCTTCCTCGCTGCGCTCTTTGGCAACTCTTCGATCGCTCGAGTTGGCACTACCCCGGCTTACCAGCAGGTGCACAAGCTGACGACTACGGATCCGCTTCCGTCTTACACGATCCAGAAGGGCGTGCCGCTGCTGGGTGGTGGCGCTATCCAGGCGCACACCTTCCTCGGTGCTGTGTGTGCTTCTGGTGAGTTCTCGGCGGATGCCGGGGAAATCGTGAAGCTGACGACCTCGTGGAATGCTCGGGAGATTGTCACTGATACCGCCTACGTCCCGCCGGTGTACCCGTTGAATGCGGAGCTGTTCACATTTGTGCACGGCGCAATCACCATCGGTGGCACTCTTGCTCATCCGACCGCTACGACCAGGGCTACGGGCGGCACAGTGGCGGGGAACGTCACCGACTTTTCGCTCTCGATCACGAACACGCTGGATGAGGGTGGCTTCACGTTCGGGTCCGAGGGCAAACGTGGCCGCAAGCCAGTCGTGGGATTGGCCGAGATAACTGGTTCCATCACCGCTGAGTATGACAACAACATGCTTCGCGATGCCTACCTGCAGCAGCTCCCACTTTCCTTGGTCCTAACCTTCGAACACCCGGTGGAGATCAGCGCGGGCGTGAAGCCGACGCTGCAGCTTGTCATGGAATCGATCAAGCTTGATGGGCAGCTCCCTCAGTCCAATGGTGGGGAGCCGATTGCCCAGGAGATCGATTACACCGTGCTCGATTCGTTGGTGTCCGGCGTAGCCCCGCTGACAGCTGTGTACGTTTCCACGGATACGGCGATCTAGTGGCCGGGGGCGGCCCGGAGATCAGTATCGATTTGAAGTCGCTTCGGGCCACCCTCGCAAAGGTCAAGGCAGAGCAGGGGCCAAGAATCCACCGGAACCTGCGTAAGAGCTTGCGGGGTGTGGGCGATGGGATCATTGCCGACCAACGGTCCTTACTCTCTGCACCGCTGCCGGGGATGGCCCAGCGTACCGGCAAGAAGCTGGTGCGGGTGAAGCCCAAGGACGGGCGCAAGGCCTACCTTCGAGCGGTCAACGTGTACGAGGCGAAAGCCGCGTCGAGGAAACGGACGAAGGGCATGCGGCGCAAGGTCGCGGCGTCGCTCAAGACTCGCGTCGTCGCGGGAACCACCCGCTCGGGGATTCGCATTCAAGCGAACAAGGGCGTGGGCGGCGTGATGACGAAGGTCTGGAATAAGAAGATTTTCCGCCACCCGGTATTCGGTAGCAGTGCCTACGTCGCCCAGTATGGCCAGCCCTACTGGTGGATGCCGATCAAGGCTGGCGGAGTGGAAGCACGAAAGAAAGCTCTTCAAGCGATTGAAGATGCACTCAACGGGAAGGGATGACATGAAGATCATTATCAACGGCAAGAAGTACCCCCTAGCGGAGTCCTTGCAGCGAGCCACCCTCAACGATCTCTACGCGCTCAAGCTACAGACCGGCATGGGCATGAAGACTTTGCGTGAGACTCTCCAGCGCATGAAGGACTACGAGGACCAGTCAGACTTCCTCGAGGAGGCCGAGAACATGAACGCGTTCCGCGGCATGATCTGGTTGTGCCGCCGCGCTGCAGGTGAGTTCCTCACCGTCGAAGAAGCCAACAACGATCCGCTAGCGGAGATTGGTTTCGAGAGCGATCCGGAAGACCCGGTGGTCGAAGCAGACCCAAAAGCGCCGGCGGGTTCCGATCCGGAAGGCGATCCAGTTCCGGAGGCCTAGAACACGTCGATGACATCGAGGCGTCGATCTTCCGTTGGATCACCGTCATGGCTCACGTGTGGCCAGGCATCACCCCGCTGAACGTGTGGGACATGCGCTATGACATGTGGCTCCGATTCGTGGGAGCCGCCAAAGCGTGGGAAGACGCCCAGAAAAAGAATGCCGCCCCGTCTCCCCGTCGGGGTCGGAAGTAACCAACATGCGAAGGGGGCTACATCGTGGCTACACAGCAGCTGCTCTTTGACATCCTGGCCAAGTCCGACGGCGTAGACAAAGCGTTCCAGGACATCTCCAAATCTGCCAACACCATGGCAGGCAAGCTGGGCGCCGCCGGCAAGAAGGCCACCGCCAAGCTATTCAACCCGATGACCGCCGCAGCAGCAGGCGGTGTGGCAGGTGCAGCCCTGACTTCAGGCCTGGTCGATGCGATCGACAGGGACTCCCTCACCCGGGAACTCTCAGCCGGAATGGAACTGACCGGCCCCCAGTCAGCAGCAGCAGGCGCAGCGGCAGGAAGCTTGTACACCGATGCCTACGGTGCCTCATTCGGAGAAGTGACCGATGCCGTAGGTTCCGTGATGTCAACGTTCAAAGGCATGCGCAATGCCTCGGAAGCTGACATCGAATCAGTGACAGGCAAAGCAATGTCACTGGCCAAGGTTCTCGGTGCCGACGTAGGCGAAGCCGCGGCAACCGCTGGCGTCATGGTCAGCACTGGTCTGGCCGGAGACTCCCTCGAAGCCATGGACCTGCTGGCAGCAGCCAGCACCAAGGTACCCAAGGCCATGCGTGGCGAGCTGCTACCCATCTTGGACGAGTACTCGAAGGACTTTGAAGCCCTCGGAATCAAGGGCCCCAACGCCATGGGCCTCATCGTTGATGCTGCCCAGGGCGGTGCCATCCAGATCGACAAGACCGGCGATGCTCTCAAAGAGTTCCTGACCAAGGCATCCGATCTGGAAGACAAAGGCGCACAAGACGCACTCAAGGGGATGGGGCTCAACGCGAAAACCACCGCCAAGGACCTACTCTCCGGAGGAGACACCGCCGCAGCGGCGACCGAGAAGATCTTGAAAGGCTTGCAAGGAATCAAAGATCCATCAAAACAGGCCTCCGCAGCAGTCGCCCTGTTCGGTACTCCACTAGAGGACATCGGCAAGAACAAGATCCCGGGCTTCCTCGACGCACTCACGTCCGCTGATGGTGGCTTGGGTAATTTCGAGGAGTCAGCACACATGCTCGACACAGCGCTGAGCGAAGGCCCCGGCGCCGCACTGACCACACTCAAGCGAACAGCCGAAGACTCCCTCGCAGGCATGGCAGCCGCAGCACTACCTGTCCTCCAACCCCTCCTCGCAGGCCTCGTCCAGTTCGCCCCCGTAATCGCCCCACTAGTGATCGCCCTCGGGGCGCTCGCCGTGGTGATTGGCATTGTGAATGTTGTGATGGCGATGAGCCCGATTACGTGGATCATTGTCGGGATTGTCGCGTTGATCGCGATGGTCGCGTTGCTGATCATGAACTGGCAGGCCATTTGGGCGGTCATGCAGTCGGTCGGCACGAATATTATGTCGTTCCTCGCTGGTGTGTGGGCCTCGGTGCTGACCGGGATTACTGGGTTTGTCGATGGTGCCATTGCATTCTTCACTGATTTGCCGGGCAACATCCTCTCTGCCTTGGGCAATCTCGGTACGTTGCTCCTCGGCGCAGGTGGCCAGATCCTAGAAGGATTCCTCGACGGGCTCAAGCAAGGATTCGAAAACGTCAAGGGCTTCGTCGGAGGCATCGGCCAATGGATCGCCGACAACAAAGGCCCGAAGGCCTACGACTTGGCCCTCCTGGTTCCGGCCGGCGGCTGGATCATGAAGGGTCTCGGCAAGGGCATCAAGGACGATATGCCAGCTCTTGGCAACCAGCTAGCTGGTGTGTCGTCGCTGATTGAAGAAGGCGTAGATCCTCGCCTGAACGCCTTAGCAGCACCGCGCGGCAGTCGTGGCGGCGCGGAGGACTTTGGCGCTTTGGCGTCCGGTTCCCGGGCGGCACAGCAGGCACCTACGACCAATGAGACAACGTTCGCTCCGGTCTTCCAGATGGAAGGTGCCGATGGTGAGGAATTGTTCCAGCGTCTCTGGGCCAGGCTCCGGGCTCTGGCACGGAAGGAAGGGCTGATCCTTGGCGCAGCATGAGTTGAGCGTGGTCATCGACGGGATGGAACTCAATAACCCAAACCACCACCACGGCTACTTTGAAGTCGATGACATTGACGGCTGGTGGAAAGCTCCAACTCGAAAGACCCGTGACGAAGCCCGTCCGAACGCAGACGGGGACTTCGATTCGCTAGATTACTACGAGGCTCGATATATCACCATCAAGGGAGCCTTTGTTGCGAAAGGGCCGCCCGACCGGTGGGAGGGCGCAGACATCATCTCTGCGCTGCTCTCCGGCGGACCGGCCGTGATGATGGTCAGAGCTGACGCGCAGGTCCAGTGGGCGGTGGTGAAGCTGGTGGAGCAGTCGGACGCAGAGTGGACAGCGCCCACGCTCCTTGAGTATTCGCTGCAAGTCAAAGCCGTTGATCCACGCAAATTTGGTGAACGGCACGTGTTCACGGCCAGCACAGGCGGCAACTCAGTTTCTGTCTACCAACGGGGCAGGTACAAGGCCACTCCAATCCTGACAATCAACGGCAACTTCCCCGGTGGATATCGAATCTCCAAGGGCGGACAGAGTGTGTCCGTGACCAGGGCGTTGGCTTCAACGCAGACACATGAGATTGATCTGGCCTCGGGGATCCTCCGCGTCAACGGTGCCGTGGCCACCGGCGGCCTCAACGATTACGAGTGGAACGTCATCAAGCCCGGCTTAGGGCAGACGGTCTCCATCACCCCGCTCACCACAGGCACCGGAAACGTGGCCATCGAAGTGACCGACACCTACATCTGAGGAGGAACCAATGCAGGGAACACGCGTATGGAGCGTCTCCACAGCAAACTGGACCGACAAGGTTCTCATCAGCCCAACAGATTGCCCCTGGTCCAGAGCACCCAATGCTGGGGCAAGCCACAGCGCAAACTTCAACGTCTACGACGAGGCCACAGCCAAACACCTAGACGCTGGACTGTTCGACCCGCTAGATCGCGTCATCGTCGTGGAAGACGGCGGGGTGGTCACCTACGCCGGGTTCCTCTGGGACGACGTGTACGACGACGATGCAGGCACCCTCGAAGTCACTCACGATGACATCTGGTCAATCCTCGAACTGAGACTCATCGCAGAGGACCGAACCGCATCGATCCGCACCTGGAAGAAAACCTACTCAGGTCTCTCCTACGACACGATCGCTAAACGCATCATGCAGCTAGCGACCAGCGGCATCGGCAGGAACATCCCGATCCGCTACGAGGACGACTACACCGGCGGAGAAACCCGAACCTACAACGGGTACAACCTCGACACGGCGTTGGACGCCCTCACCGAAATCATGGACTTAGACGACGGACCAGACATCGACTTCCGTCCAGAGTGGGCCGAAGACGGTTCCCTTCGCTGGACCATGCGAACCGGCGATCTCAGCCCTGAAGGCCAAACCATCGAGGTAAACCTCGCAGCACCAAAAACCGAGCTAAAAGGGATCAAATACCAACGCTCTGCCCGCAACATGGCCACACTCCAAGTCGGCATCGGCGAAGGCTCCGGCGTAGACATGCTCGTGCGAACCGCATCCCGCTCCGGGGCATTCACACTCGACGTCATTGACGAATTCAAAAACATCAAAGACAACATCCAGCTACAGAAGAACACCACCTCAGCGCTTGCCGCGCGGAAGCTGATCAGTCAGATTGATTTCAGTATCCGAGCTGATTCGCCGAGGTTCGGGAACATGTGGGATCTCAAGCCCGGGACTCTGGTGCGTTGGTTTAGCAGAGGTAAGCCACGGATACCGGATGGTTGGCACACTTCGGAGATCATCAGGTATTCCGGAAACGTCACGAGTGACTGGATCGACCTTGAACTGCAAGATGAGTGAGGTGAAGTCGGGTGGCTCGTAAAGTAAATCTGAACGACGGGGACTTCAAGCGGTTCAAGAAGAACCAGAAATCCCACGCAGTTCAAACTCCGCTCTCATCGACCGCTGTAGAACGTGGGTCCACGCGCTGGCTAGATGAATCCACGGTCTTCATCGAGGGATTACTCGACGTTACGGGCACCTTCAACGGGTCAGGCACGAACAACCTGGGCGGGACCAATAACCTCTCAGGAACAAATAATCTCAGCGGGACCAACCACTTGACGGGACCAACCGATGCAGCCGGCAACTTCGAGATTATCGAGGGCGGGCTATTCACGGCTGGCGATTCCCAGATCCGCCCGGACGGGTCAGCCACGTTCGGCGGACTGGAAATCTCGCCAGACGGAACGCTCGCAGCCGGATCGTTCGAATTGAACCCTGATGGCTCCGCAAAGTTCGGGCTGTTCGATATTGCCGCAAATGGTGATTTGGCGTCGAAGGGCGCACTTTCCATCGAAGGCCCAACGATGCTCAAGAACGACCTAACTGTGGACGCCAACAAGAAGATCATTTTGGGTGGACTCGTTTTTGAGAATCAAGGCACAGGCAACTCGTTCATCCAAATGCCCGGCGGTGGTATCGGCGCGGACAACACCTTAGGCATGTCCCTGAACCACGACCAGGTAACAGTCATCGGGCAAGAGGATGTAACGCTCGATTCGCTGCTAATCAACCTTAACGCTCCACAGACCAGCGTGAACGGAAAGCTCGTTGTCACCAATGGCGCACGATTCGATGGGATTACAACAGGCTCGGCAGGCACTCCGGCCAACGTGCATATGGACTCAGCTGGAAACCTTTGGAGGGCCAACCCATGACAGATGAACAAATCACCGCCCAGAGCATTGTCGACGAGTTCCGGCAGGCTTTAGCCGACTGTCAGTTCAAACTCGCCACAGCGAACGCACTGCTCAAGATCCGAGACCGGCGCATCCAAGCGCTCGAAGCCAATCAGGCACCTGAGCCCGGCCCACGCTAACCCAATCCCACTCCAAGCCACCGTTCACCTGGTGGCTTTTTTCATGCCCTCGAAAGGCGGTGCCCCATGCCAGTAGTGGATTGGGACCTCAAAGACATTGTCGGCGCAACACTGGCCTCCCGAGTGGGGAAGGTGATCTTCCGGCTGGTCGAACCAAACGTTATCGCCAGCGGCTCCAACGCCGGACGCATCATCCCTACCGCCGAGGTGCCAGTGACGCCCAACTCGGACGGTTCAGGCAGCATCAACCTTGCCGACACGTCAACGATGCTCACAGACGGTTACTACGTCCTGACTATCGAGTGGCTGGACAGTTCCATGCCACGCACCGACTTCCCGGACTGGCAGATCCGCGTCGGGCCCAATGGCGGAAAGCTTTCCGGGCTGATCGACACCGGTGGTGGCCGTGGTGGGCCGAACCTTTCCCTGGTCCTCATGAGTCTCACCGAACCGTCGAACCTCAAGCGCGGCCAGCTTTGGTGGAAGACGAACCCAGATAACCCGACCGATCCCCGGAACACCGGACGAATTTACATAGGAGGCTAGGCATGGCCAATGCAATTTTCCTCGCAGATATCACCGGACCCATGGGGCCGGTTGGCGACTGGTACAAGGGCGTTATCCCCAACGGGTCGAACCTCAACGACTACACGGGTACCAGCAAAACCGGCCTCTACGCGATCTTGGGGCAGTCCGATGCTGAAACCATTTCCAACCTGCCGGAGAAATTTGCCGGGTCCGTGCTGGTCCTGCCGGTCGGCGGTGGCGCATCTCAGGAATACACGCCGTACTACTGGCCAGCGCGCAAGTGGATTCGCAATAGTGCCCCTTCCACGGGTACGGGCTGGACGTCGTGGCGCAAGGTCAGCATGGGTGGGGATCTCAAGCATGAAGATGTTGCTGCGGGCACTGACCTCAACGATATCTACGGCGACGGGATGGAAGGTACACACCCGGTCCTCCTGTCCTCGATCGCAGCAACGCTCAAGAGCCTTCCCCCGGAGTTGGAGAAGGAACCGCGAGCATTCGTGCTGTTCGCTAAGACCCTTGGTAATGGAACGATCCAAGAGATCGACACTTACTACTGGCCAGCCCGGAAGTACGTCCGCAACTCGGCACCTTCAACCGGCAATGGTTGGACTGCGTGGAAGTCGATCCTCATGGAGGGCGACATTTCCTCCGGCGGTGGAGGTGGAGCTTCGAACGGCTTCAAGAGCGTGCCGCTGTCGGTAACACTCCCGGCCAGCTCTAGCACCACCGAGACCATCTCGGCCGCGTCTCTACGCTTCCCGCTCAAGTACGGGGCACCTGTTCACCGTGGGGCCCTACATATCCAGAACAAGAACTTCCGAGGCGACATCACCTACACCGGTGCCGTGTCCTTCACGGGTGTCTGGTTCGGTGAAGGCTCCCACACCACCGGAGCGTTCACCAGTGCCCCAGCACAGGTTCACGGGGCATTCACCACGCCCGCCAACGGGGACGCGAAGATCCTGCCCTGGTCAAACCTTTTGGCCATGGAACCGTACAAGGAATACCTACTCTCCGTCGGATACACAACCGCTGCGGGACAGGCCAACACCCTCTCAGTCGGTGCGGTGTGGCGCTCTACCACTCCGGGCAACGCCTCAGCCCTCGCGCCTTCCCACACCAAGGGAAAGAACGCGCCGTTCAACTTCTGGATAGAAGCCGAAACCTTCGGCGATACTCCAGTCATTGCCACGGTCGCATCCTCCGGTGGCGCGGGATCGGGCACGACGCTGCCGATTCTTGATTCTTCGGTGTCGATCATTGCTCGTCGTGAGGGTGGACTGCCGGTTCACTATGCTCACGCCGGTTCGACGCTGGCGATTTGGGACGAAGCGGACCACATCAAGTGGCAGCAATGGGCAACCATGGCCCGCCCTGATGCGGTGATCCTCGCTCTGGGTTCCAATGATGTATTCGGTTCCAGCACTTTGGCTGAAATCCAGGCATCGTTCCTTGATGTCGCGAAGATCATCACTGACACGCAGACGCCAAACCTGTTCCTCACGACGATCCCACCACGAAGTTTTGCCGGTGACGACGCGAAGCGGTTGGCGTTCAACGCATGGATGAAGACGCTACCCGGTGGCGCCAAGGATATCTTCGACTACTCGGCGATCCTGACCGGCCCCGACGGGCTACTGAATCCCATCTACGACGCGGACGGCACCCACGCAAACACCCTTGGGGCCGAAGCCGTGGCGTCAATGGTAAACCGGCCCATCGTCGGCCACCTCACCGGCACAGATACCGGCCCCCGCTCAGTGGCCACCATCCCTGCACTACCCGCAGCGAACACGGGCAACCGTGGGCTAATCATCTTTGTGGTCTCGGAGAACAAGCCCCTCTACTCCAACGGCACCGCATGGGCATCCGTCACCGAAGGTGCGCGAGGACTGCCGGGCCCTCCCGGTCCGGGTGTTCCAACGGGCGGCGCGGCGATGGAAGTCCTACGCATGAACAGCGCCGGCACAACTACCGAATGGGTAAAAGTCACGCCTTCCAGCATCGGCCTTGGCCAAGTGGACAACACCACAGATGCGCAGAAGCCAGTGTCCGGACCGCAATGGGACGTGCTCGACACGAAAGCGAGCATCGGACCAGACGGGAAAGTCGTCGCATCCCAACTCCCCGCACCGCTATTAACCGAAGACCCGGCAGAGCCCGGCTTCTACCTAATTGGAGGCTAGCCAATGGCTAATCGAGCTGTATCCGTTGACGCTTCTTACCTATTCCCGGCGGCCCTAGAGAAACGACTCCGCGCCACTATGGGCCAGCAGACCGCCCAAGCCGACTATGTGGCCGTATTGGAAGCGGGCTCCCCCATGAATGCCGTGCAGGTAGTCAAGGTGGACGCGGGTGAGCACTTGCAAGTGGCGGCTCATTCGCCTACCGGACGATTTACCGCTCACCTCATCGACGGCACGAACTCCGCTTCGGGCCGCGACGACTACCGAATCGTCGGGGACATCTACGCAGGCAAACTACCCATTGCCGTAGTGGACTACAACGGGCTTAATCGCACGGGGACCTACTCAGCAACCGCCGATCAGTTTGCTTTCGCGTCCGCAGTGGGTGCGAAGTGGGAAGTCCTCGTGACCGTCCCCTTCGCCGGGGCCGAGGTGCGAATCTACCCATATAAAGACAACCGTGGTGGCGTGTGGCGGTTTACCATGGCGGGTAAGACCGCCGACATATCAACGTGGTCTGCAACCGGGGTTCAGGAGACTAACGGCTTCCTCGTTTCGCCCTCTGGCATCCCCAAGGGGGCGCACCTTTTGAAGGCGGAGTTTATGGGCGATGACCCCTCCAATCTACCATCTAGTGGTGTGGGTACGTCTCGTGGCTGGCTCGCTCGAACTCCCGGTGCCAATACCTTCCCGGGTCAATATGATCTGGTCAAGTATCCCAACCTCGCAGCAGGGTGGGCACAGGGAACGAAGCAGGGCATCGAATCAAACCGCGAATTTGCTTGGTGGCTCAAGCGGGCAGGTACGGCCCAGACCGCGGAGTGGATACCCTTCCACACTACGGATACCGCGTTCAATGCTGAGCCGACATTGTTCTTCGACGGGGACCGCGAACTGAACATCTTGCGCATGGCTGCGGGTGAATCGATCGACCTGACGGGGCCATTCAAAATGGTCCAGCACGTCTACGGACGAAACACCGCTGAACCCGCCGTAAACCTGCTGGACATTTGGACTACGACCACGATCCATCCGTCCGGGCGCATGACCATCGAGGGCAAGATCAAGGTCAACTTCGATATCGAAATGACCAACCCTTACGTGATCATGAACCCCGTCAACTCCGCGCTGTTCGATACGGTCCTATCCTCCGTGGGTAACACATACCCGAACACCGCGCTACAGGAAGGGACGAACACTTGGTTGCCTGAATCGGACTGGGGGCAGTCTTGGTTGTATCTATCCTCGACTAGTCAGAATGTGGCCGCTGCCTTCCGGTATAACAACCCGGTGGAAACCACGCGCCGCGGCGGATCAGGCAAGAACATTGAGGCGAACCGCTCGTGGTTGGAGCATCGAACCGGGGCGACCATTCTTAAGCATTACCAGAAGCTATGGGCCACCGGAGCTATCGTCCCCGCCGGTACGGTGCACCGATTCAGTGGGGACTACATCCACACCGAAGTCCCGAACGCCTTCGGCATGATGTCCTAATTGGAAAGGCCCCGCTGTAGACGGGGCCTTTCCAACATCGGTTAACTCTTAGCTTGTTCGCAGTGACGCCAATCCGGGTCACCATTCGCGCCAACGGCTTCACCGCATTCGCAACGCCACATGCTTACGTCAGCCAATTCGGCATCGGAAGCATCGTTCCAAGTGTTTGAGCCGCGGGCGTCCGCAAGCGCACGCCTGTAGTCGCCCGACGTAAGCAATCCGGTAAGGGCGAGCACATCTTGAATTTTCTCAAGTAGCGGTTCGAGCTCGAAGGGCCTCACTGTCCTGTCACCTGTGGAAAGGGTCTCGAGGTGTGCGTGCTTGGCGGGGGGTGTCATGCTGTCCAGGGCTCGCTGCCACATGATCCCCATACGCTTCTGCTGATCGCCGGAAAGCGTGTAGTGCTGACCGTGGTACAGCCCGCCAGGCGCCAGGGTGACTTCGCCGACCATCGGTCCATCTGCGGTGGAGTACATGTCGATGCTGGAGAAAGGCGAAGGCACAATAGCTGAGGCTTGGCGTGCGAGTTCCAACAGAGCGGATGCGGACGCCGGTGGTACGGCCGGGATCTCGTTGACATACTTCGGGTTGCTGGTCACCCGGTCATCGGTAAGTGGTTCGAAGTTCCCATCGAACCAGGAGATCGAGGAAGGCGAGGTGTTGCGGTTGATCTCTAGGATCAGGGCAATCTCACCTCGGAACGTGTAGGCCTTGAAGTCCCGCGGGATGCCGTGCCCGTCGATGTCTTCAATCTTGCGTTCGATGATGACTTTTTTACCGGCCGCTAGAGTCTCCTCGAACATCTTCGTCTGCTCGTCAATGATCTCTTCGATCGTCAGCGTGCGGCGGCGCAGTGAGTCGTAGAAGCCTCCGTCGGCCGCCTCTAGGACCATTACTCCCTTCATGGATGACTGAAGTGTCGGCTTGAGGACGAACTCGCCCTCGATGCCGTTCAGGTCGATCTGGTCTGGTGTATCGAACTCGCGGACGACAGTGGCCGTGGCAATGTTGTTCTCTTCGCAGAAGCGATAGCACTTCAGTTTGTCGTGCAGGTACCAGGGCACCCCGAGCTCAGAACCATTAATTCGTTGCACCATAAATTCTTGCCATGTACGCATAATTCCCCAAGGTTTTGACTTACGAGTAGTTGCCAACTCTAACCTAGGAAAAACTTTTACTGCTCGGTATTTATAACGTTGTTGTAACTTAAACCATTTGCACGCAAATCATCCCCTCCCGAAAGGCAACCATGCCCAACCCTAAGGCGGTGCCCATTGCTCGATGAAATCCCCTGGTCAGCGCTCGGTGTTCTCACCCCATCCACCCTGCTCGGACTAGCCATCTGGCTAATCCTCACCGGCAGGCTGGTGCCCAAGAGTCTCTACGACGTGATGGTCAAAGCGAAGGAACACTGGCGTAGCGCAGCGGAAACGCTGAAAGAGACAAACGCCGTCCAAGCTCGCACCATCGAGAAGCAAACCATGGTCGGCGAATCCGTCATCAAGGTGATGGGCGCCGTGCAACAGGCCCGGGACGGTGACTCGGTATGAAGTGGCTCCGACGATTCCGGCACTCCCCTGACGACAGCAACGAAGCGTTGGCCGCGAAGATCGAAGCCACCGTCGAACACAAAGCCGCACTGGATCGCTTCGCCGAAGCTCGGGATCAATCCGTGAAGCTCGAGCAAATAAATGACCGCAATCATTTCAGCGAGTGCCTGGCGGATTCGTTCACGGGCAAATTCCGGGAGAGGCCCCTATGACTCTGCAACCTATCACCGGAATCCTGATCCTTGCCGTGTTCTTGTCGACGCTGGGCGTGATGATCGGCTGGCACCGGCTGGGGCGGGGCGCTTGGCGACACTACGCAGCCGGACGCGCCTTGATGGGGCTACTTGCCACTCAGTCAGCTATCACCGCACTGGCAGCCACCAGCAGCTTCTTTCCAGCCTTCCCTGGACGTGCTCACGTCTACCTCGTTCTTTACGTTCTGCTGATCGGTTCCGTGTGGGCCATCGGCTGGACCATCTTCCGAGAGCAGCACCGGCACCGCAAATAATCGGTTGAAAATATACCGGAATTAATACCACCCCAAACCCGAGGCCAACTGGCCCGGGTTTTTCTTTGCCCGAAAGGCTCCCCATCATGGCTACATCTCAGAACGGCTGGCCGGTCCTCTCCGGCTATAGCGATAGCAAACTGACCCGATCCCCGTACATCACCGGCAAAGTCCTCGAGGGTGACGTGGAGTGGATCCTCAACGACTTCGGCGCCTGGTTCAATGCCAACGTCGAAGCCCTGGACGTCGGCGTGGACGATGACTGGGGTTTTGCACCACGCAACATCGGCGGCTCCTCGATCATCTCTAACCACGCCAGCGGTACGGCATGGGATTGGAATGCAGTCCGTCACCCGCAGTTCCGCGACACGATGGACTCGGCCAAGGAAGCGAAGATCCGCAAGCGACTCAAGCGCTACAGCGGGGCACTCCGCTGGGGTGGAGACTACCGCACCGGCCGCCTGGACCAGATGCACTTCGAAATCAACGTCACCCCGGCACGCCTCAAGACCATCGTCACCGCGCTCAAGAGCGGCACCGTGGCCCCGGTGGCAACCAAGCCGAAGCCGAAGCCCTCGACGGCTGCCAAGGCGTGGCCAGACATCAAGCTGATCGAGGACGGCGACTTCAAGGGTGTCTCGGTCGAGGCCCTACAGACGATGCTTGCGGGCATCGACCTGTACGACGGCAAGATCGACGGCTCCTTTGACTCCATGACCAAGGCTGCGCTACAGCAGTGGCTCAAGCAGCTCGGCTACTACAAGGGCTGGATCGACGGAGACTTCAAAGACCTCTCCATCCGCGCCCTGCAAACCTTCCTCGTGGCTAAGCACCTACTCCCATCCAAGCTCTACATCGATGACAAGCTCGGCAAGGTCACAGGGAAGGCCTTCCAGAAGTACATCAACTCCCAGACCCACTACTTCAAGTAA